GATAATGTCAGGTATGTGAAGGAGTTGACCTATTGTTATGAGGAGGGAGAGGATAGGTTAATTATAGAGATTGCGGAGGTGTAAGAACGAGAAAGGGGGCGTAATGCCCCCAATCTTTACCCTTAGGGAACCAATCAAACCTTCGGGCGATAACCACAGTCAAATATAACTAACACAAACTATAATTTCTTGTAATACTTATCAACAAGTATACCTTCCTTCTCTTCATTCTTCATAATCAACATCACGTTAAAGATAATTGCCGATAGATGGTCTTCGTCTTGCTCGGCTCCGTTGTAGAGATTAATCTCAAACTTTGCTAAATGACGATGGAGGCTTTCCAATGCTGTTTCAGTTGGCTGACCTTTCCTCCAATTTCCCTTCTCGTAATGGTTTGCACCTTGACGTAATAGATAGCCGTATCTAAGACGAACATAAGCGTCTAAATGGCTTGGTAATGGCTTGTTAGTATCGTCATCACGTTGACTACCAGTATCGAATTGTCTATTGCCTCGTTTATTCAAAAGAGTTTCTCTAATATCTTGTTCAGTTATTAATCCAGTTGCACTTGCGTTCTTCTCCCACCACTTTATATCATCCGTAACTTTAAAATTAGATACCTGACTATAGCTCTTATTCTTGTTTGTTTCGTTGTCGTGGGTTATTGTCATTTCTGATTAAATTTTCGTAACCTTTTATTAACATCTTCTATTTGTGCTATTAGCTGTGCCTTTTGTTGCATTAATAAAGCAACTGCTTTTTGCCTTTTTATTTCCTTTTCCAATGCTTCTAATACTTTCATTTTATCCTTTCTGCCCATACTAAGAAATCTTTCTCAAAGTAGGCTTCATTAGTTTCAAAATTAGGTTTGTCCAAAGTTAAATGCTCGAATGTTAAAACCTTACCAGTTAATTTACTTTTAGCTTTATCTACCTTTATGAGTTTAACCTCATCACCTATCGACCAATGGAATTTCCAAACACTTCCTATTAACTCCTCAATATTATTATAAGGAATCTTCGCCATCTTCGTCTTCCATTACAAACCTAACCCTAGCTAATGTCTTACTTGATTCCTCGTAGAACCTGTCCTGCTTATCAACAATCTTGAGATTATATAAAGCCTGACAGAATCTAACAGAAGGATTTTTTAAGAGATAGTCTTTAAGTTCTTCTAGGATTTGGACGTTATAATTCTCCCTCCTGAATGGCTTCACTTTCTTCTTCTTTTGGTCTAAAGGTTTCAATAGCTTCCTTTACAATAACTGCGTCATCTAATGATAATGCACCTTTCGATTGGGCTACTAATGCCACCTCGATTAAAATTTGAATTGCTTTGTTTTGCTCCATAATTAATTTTTTTTCTAATATACTTAAAAATCTAAGTTTGGTGGAATAAAGTTATCAACATTTATATCGTAGAACGAAGATAGTGCCAAGTTATTTCTAAATAATACCCTTCCAGTTTCTCCATTCCTATTTTTACGTATAAAGCAAACACACTTACCTTTACTATCTTCCATCTTGCTATCAAACTCAAATTCGGGATAATCGTAATATTCTGCTCTCCATAACATCAATACCATATCTGCGTCTTGCTCGATACTTCCTGATTCTCTTAGGTGGTGTAAGAAAGGTATTTTAGGATCAGAGGCTTCTACCTGTCGAGATAGTTGTGCTATAGCGATAATTGGTATGTTTAATTCTTTTGCTAATAGCTTTATCTTACGGCTAATCTCAGAAATCTCCTGCTCTCTATTACCCTTTGCCTTACCTACGTTTATAAGCTGTATATAGTCGATAACAAGTAACTTAATATCGTGGCGACGCTTCATAGTAATAGCCCTTGCTCTTATGTCGTCAATAGATGCGTTTGGCTTATCGTCAATATGGATTGGTAGTGTACCTATGTTTTGTGCCTTTCTAAAATACTCGTGTAATTTATCTTCATCTAATTCGTTAATTCTTGAGTTAGATATTTGGGCTTCAATAGATGCAAACTTCTTTGTTAGTTCGGTATGGCTCATCTCTAAGCTAAAAAAACCAACTGGGGTATTGTGGTGCTTTGCAAGTCGATAGGCAATATTAATTCCAAAGGTAGTCTTACCCATTCCTGGTCTACCGGCTACAATTACAACCTGCTGGTTCTTAAAGCCTATAATTTGGTTATCTAAATCTTTGAATCCACTCTTGCTACCACTAAACTCACCGCTTAACTCCATTTCCTGCTCTCTAATCAACTCAATTAAAGAATTGGATATGTGGATGCCACCTACGTTAGATGTTTCGCTAGAGAGGCTTAAAGTAAGCTCATTTGCCAAAGATAGGTTATCTACCATCTCATCTCCACCATAAAGTTTATCTACAAGCTCGGTAGCCTTTACAATTCCTAATCTTCTTTTGTAGGTTTCGCTAACCACCTCGCAATAGTAATCAAGTGATGCAGTATTTACTACTCCAATCGTTAAATCCATTAAAGCATTTATACCACCAATAGAATCTAACTTTTTTTCGGCTTGTAGCTTAGAGTTTATAGAGATTAAGTCAGTAGGTCTAGATGCTGAAAATTGTTCGCTAATAGCGTTGTAGATTACTTGGTTCTTATGAGAGTAGAAAGCATCTATAGGCAATTTAGAAATTACCGAGTGTAGTGCTTTAGGCTGGTCAAGTAAGATACCTAAGATAGCATCTTCTATCTCTATGGTTTGTGGTAGTTGTTTCATTTGTGGTTATACTTTTGATGTTAGTAGTAATGTTCGTGTTTCTGTTGCTTTTGTTGGTAGTAGATACTTTGTGATTATCCAAGAAATATTCTCGTGATGTACTCCGTATCTTTTAGATAACTCCATTGCTGTTATACCTTCGTTTGTAAATGCTTCCAATATTTCTACAACTTGCTCCCTTGTTAAATTTCTAAATTTAAGTGGGGCGTAGTTATTGTAATCTCCAACGGTTATCATATTACAATCTTGTTTGGTTTTGTTTCTGGTTTTGTAAAGTTAAGATAATTTTCGAATTTACTAGCCTGAAATAAAGTTTGTGGTCTAAGGTATTGTTCCCACTCTGTTCCTTTCCACTTAGCAACCATATTGTCAATTACTGTTTTAAAGTCTTCTAGTGTATGACCCTCATCAAGCCTTCCGCTAATAATTCTTTGGTTCGCTTTATTACCATCTTTAAACTTTGTATTTGCCTTGTCATTTAAGTAAGAAATAATCTCTTTGAATATATTAAGTTTAGTATTATTATATATAGTATTATTATCTTCTCGTTTTTGCGTATAGGTATAGGCATTTTTGCGTATAGGTATACTCATTTTTGCGTATAGGGTAAGAGTGCGTTTATTGCTATCATTTTTATCTACTATTGAGTTCAAATAACCAGCATCTACAAGCTCTGAAACAAGGCGAGAAATTGTACTTTCTGACCTATCTAAAGTTTCTCCTAAGTGCTTATTGCTTACAAAACATTTACCATACTTATTGCAAAAATTAGCTACTAAACCAAAGAGTAATTTAGACTTATCGGATAAGTTTTTATCGAAAAATATATCGGATGGGATAGTATAGTAAAATCCTTCCATTATCTATTTTTTTGTTTAATCAATTTGCGAATCTTCTCATTACCTTTTGCGTAGGTTCTTTTAGAAAATATCTCATAAACTGCTGAGTATTTACCCTCAAAAAATCTATCTACTTTTAGTAAGTCATCTGCTGAATCAACTGCAAACATTATTGTAGTTCTGTGGCGAAGGAAAGGTACTGACTGGCTAATCTCAAGCTCATTGATCCCATAAAAGTTTTTAATGATATGGAAGTAAGCCTTTCTCGCATCTGATATTTTGCGTCTTCTATTGTCGCTATAAAAATCCTCTATATCAACTTCAAATACTCTACAACAAGCATCTGCAAGTCTATCGAGTTCTTCTTTTCTTAAATTAATGGTTTTCATTTGTGTGTTTGGTTTAGTTTAATCTAATTTACAAAAACAATTATATTCTATGTCTATATCTTCAAACATTTTAGTTTGATTTTTACTTACTTCAAATTCATCTAAAACTTTTCTAAATGGAAATCTTGAGGCTAACATTAAATCTTTGGCTGATTTATTTTCCCTAAAAAATGTTGTATTATCATCTCCACCGTACTCTTTTTCCATTTTATCCCACCATTGAATTAAATCGGGTCTTTCAGTAATAATTGTCATCAATTTTCGTTCTGATTTTTTCCAACACATATCGCAATTACCTTCATAATCTTTCAATCGCAAATCAAATTTTTGTTTACTCCACCAATCCCTGATAAATGTTTTATTTATTCTTATATCGGTTATTAATGGATATACATAATTTTTCTTTTTTGCTTCTTCCCAATTAATTCTATGTTTTTCATCTATGCGTATACCTAATGCAGTTTCCCATTTTTTATATCCAAGAGACCTCATATATTTTTGTACTGGAGTGGTTTTTAAATGATTTGTACATAAAGGAGCTGGTTTACATGGTATACCATAAGTCTTTATCATGCTTTCAAATGTATTACCAATCCTATCTGCTGTGTCATAATCAACAATGTTAAATGTAGTACCAACACCAAATTGTTCATTAATATGAGCCTCTAACCATACTATTCCTAAATTCCATTCTTCATCACACTTTTTAATAAAATCTAATGTTTCAATTCTTTCCTTTCCAGTATTAGCAAAAACATAGACAATATCCCTATCCTTATAATTATCTTTTATGTATTTTGCCATAAATGCAGATGTTCTACCACCTGAAAATGTAACAAGTAAGGGTATGTTATTTTTATTTTCCATTTTATTTGTTCGGTTTTAAGTATTTATCTCCTTTTATTGTTGGTTCTAATGCTCCACAACAAGTGCAAACATAACCTAGCGTAGTTATCTTTCTGTAAAATAGTTCTCTAAATGCTTCGTAATATTCTTTATAGGGGGATATACTTTTATATTCATCCATTACATTCAAATAATAATACGTAGCAGTCCTATCCTTGTTCAGTTGCGTAGCTATATAGTCTGGGGTCATATAAAGTTCCCGATACATAACGTAAGCCACAATCATTCGGCAGGCAGGCAAAGGAGTTACCCTACTAGCACGTCTTAGTGCGTTCGGGCTTGCTCCTGTTAATTCCCTTATAGACTCAAATGCTAAATCCCATCTATAATCTACCGGAAATTGCTTTTTAGAAAGGGAGGTCTTGCTTTGCTTCTCCTTTGACATAATCATTTAAGCATAAGAAGTGGGTTGAGAATCCTTGTGCCTCTTTGCGTTTAACCGCCTTTAGCTTCAATACCTCATTTGCTGTTCCATCCTTAGTCGTAAAAGTAGACCTGAACTGAGCGTTTTCAGCCTTAGCCAAAATTTCTCTTAGTTGATTTAGATTTAGGTCAATCAATAAAGAATCGCCTAATTCTCTTGCGCTACCGCAATACTGGGTTTGTTTCATTGTACTCATTTTTGTTGCTTTAAGTTGTTTATTAATTGTTGTTTGTAATCGTTTGCTAATTGTAATTTTTCTTTAATTAATCTAATGTCATCCTCGTTTCTTTTTATAGGGAGAATCTTAATCTTATAGTCAATCTGACGTGGGTCATAGCTTATAAAATACCAATTCTCTATTCCTGTAATTAACGAGTAGCCTTGAATCTGCCAATAATACTCTTTACGCTCTTTCTTAAAAGCCACAGAATCGAGAAGCAGATTATCCAAATGAATAGATGGGTTATAAGGACACTTAACCTCAATACCAAAAATATTATCTCTAGCCACTCCATCAGGCGTTCCTCCAAAGTTATCATCATAATTTATAAATCCGGGTAAAATAATTTCAGTATTTATCATATCGCAAAATAGTTCAATAGCTTCTCCCTCATAAGAGTTACCCCATTCGGTAGCATTATTTCCGTAAAACATTTTTTCATTGCTTATGTCTACGGTTAGCGTTTCTGCTATCTTTTCCTTTACGTATGTCTTAGCACCTTCAGAAATTGTTTCTGCTTTACTCTTAGGCTCGGTCATTAACCGATATAATTCGCTAGGAGTAAACTTACCACTTCTTGCTATGTGCCAAGCGTCTGTTCCGTGTACTATCCTATTCTTTTCCATCTTTAGGCTTGGTTATTAGTAATAATACCATACTACCTAATATTGTAAATGTGAAAGGAAAGAAAGCCCAAAACCAATCTATATCTATTAGACTAAGTGCTTTTCCAAAAATCAGAATGGTGGTTGTGAATAAAACCCAATGTAATACTGCTCTTTCCATTATAAATCAAATGAGGTAGAAGGTTTAAAACTTTGTTGTGGAATGTCTTTTCCGTGTGTGTTTGTTGCATCAGCATCTTTTGTATCGTCGATACCCCAACAGCCATTGAGTGCATATTTACGAGCATATGAGCCGGTAGCACCAGTAATTTGGCTATCATCCATACCTTTTTTGTCGAAACTCTCTCTAGCACTTGCTTTTGTTTGGATTGTGTTCTCTCCGTCAGTTACGGTAACAGTTGCTTCCACATAAAAACGAGCTGATTGACCTTCGCCTTTGCAAATTATCTCATCGGAAATGCTCATATACAATCCTTCTCTTGCCAGTAGTGGCTTAACAGCCTCGATAATATCCTCGCAAGAGCGATACTTGTATTTACCAAATGAGTTAACTTGATTTTTTGGTGCCTTTAATTCACTTTGAATTTTCACCATTTTCGCTATTAAATTTTTCATAACACTAATTTACGAATTTTTGTTGATAATTTCTTCTTGTTTATTGATAATATCTACTAATTTTTTGATGATTTCTGCTTTTTCTGCCAATTCTTGCTCTAAAGCCATTATTTCATCCTGTTGGTTCTCGATTAATTTTGCTAAATTTGCATCCATAGTTAAATTTGTTAAGTTTAAGTTAAAATTGTTGATAAGTTAAATAAATTGGTGTGGGTCTTCAGTATTCTCTGTAAAAGCCGAGAAGTGTATTAATTTTAATAAGTCAAACTCTACCGAGAATCCAAACTTGGAAAAATGGTTGGTAGTATTTACTCTAAAGTAAAACCAGTTAAGAAATTTATCCGGCTTAATAAATAAAAAGATAAATAGGGTTCTTGTTTTGTTTAAGGTAATTTTCATCTGTCTTGTTTTTTAAGGAGGGCGGTATAGCCCACAAATTTAGGTTCTAAGTCTAATTTATATCCTATTGCATTGAAGTAAGCTCTTAGCGTCTTGATAGTCGGATTTTGTCTTGATTCAATCAAACTAACATACACCTGCGTTACTCCCATACGTTTAGCTACTTCGCCTTGCGTTAAGCCTCTGTTTTTACGATAATCACTAAGCCTCATCTTCTTTCTCTCCTTCTATATCTTTTAAAAACTCTTTAAGGTCATTATTAAACGATTTAAGCGACTCTAAGCTCATCATAGATAAGATGGTCAAACTATCTAATAACTCCCCGCAGAACTCATCTAATACATCCGACTCATTTGTGCGAATAACGTGGTTTAGGTTTGTTTCAATTTGTTGTATAGATGTTCTAATCTTTGCAACGTGGTTTCTTACAAGTCCAGACCTACCAATATCAGGCATTTCCATATTGTACTCAAAGTCCATAAGACGATTGAGGATTTTCATTTTTGCTAGGGATTTTCTGATTCTGTCCCCTTCTTCTTTTGTTATTTTCATAATATAGATTTAATGTATTCTAAAATTGTTTTTGATTTGCTTTCTCTAATCTCTTGTAGGTTTGCTTTATGTATTACCTGTTGTTCTAATAGCTGATAGTATTTAATCTTTGCTATCTCTCTTGGCGTAAAGCTATAATCTACAATAAGCTGTGAATTTACTTGGGGTTTTCTAAACCCTCTTACTTGTATCTTTTCCATTATAATAGTTTTGTTAGTTGAGAAATATCTACGTCAGGTACTTTTACAAAACAGCTACCTTCAAATCCTAATTCTGTTCTTCCGTATAATCCGGTTGTTACTTTTTCGTTTTCTATCTCATCCAAAAATACAATATCGTTAACACCTGTCAAATTCCTTACTGCTCTTACTGTATAATACCTTCCGGGCATTGGATAATTTACCTCGTGGTCGTAGCGATTAACAAACTTTTCGAAATCACATACGCATAATACTATATCTCCCTTTTCCATTATACGTGTTCTTTACAACAAGGACATATCATCCAGTCGCTATCAACTTCTTCGCCACAGCATCCACTGATAATCGTAGCATAATTTAAGTTTTCTTCGACTGTATCGTAAACCTCATCTACCATATAGGTATAATCATCAGAATCAAAATAGTAGCAAGAAACTCCCTCTTCTACATTTGTGAAGCCTAAATCTTTTAGTTTTTGTACGTTGTTTTCCATTTCATTTGTTGGTTTAATGGTTAATTGATTAAATTGTTGCTTGAAGCTCTCTCCTCCGAAATAAATATTTGTTAAGGTTGTCATTGTTTTTGGTTTATAGGGTGATTAATAATTCTTTTGCTCTGTCATTTAAGTAAGTCTTACCTCCGAAGCTAACTTCGTAAACAGTATTTACGTTTACCATTCGGTAATTGTTACAAGCTAGGTCAAACACTGGTTTTAATCCTTTACTTGTTGGGTCATAAGGTAATTCGCCTCCTTTAAGTTTTGCGGTAACACCTGTTCTACATTTCATAAATCGGGTAGTTCCATCTTTCTTTACGAATCTTACGCTGAAGATTTTTCCTTTGTTCTTGGTTTCCATAATTAAGCTAATAAAAGTTCTGATGATAAGTCTTTAAAGAATTGTATTGCTAAATAGTTGCTACAAGCAGCTTTCTCACGTCTATCTGCATATTCCTCGTACCAAGTGGTAACTGGTGATTCAGAAGCTAAGATGTGAGTTAATGGCTCATTCCATTCTGCATCATCCTTTAACCAATGTAACTCCTGCTCAAAATACTCTGTAGCGTACTTCTCAAAAATCGTATGGGGTAAGGTAAAGTAATAGGGGTAAGATTCTCCGCAAAATACCTCAAGTTCTACTACATTATTGCCATAGCCATCATTATACAAAGTCGCTGGGCAAATAGCTTCCACTCTTGATAGGTCGTGGTTGATTTGTTTTAAGAAAGCATATACGTCCTGTAAATCTCTCTTGTCGATTGTATTTAGTAACTGTGTCATTGTGTTTTGGTTTTTGTTGTTGATTAATTAATTTGTTATTGTCAAAGATAAGATATTAGTTTTATTAAATGCAAATTATTTTATATTTTTTTTATTTATATCCAGAAATCATATCCCTATTCAAAAATCAGATGGTAACACTTCCGCTTCGCTTCGTGGTTTCGGAAATCACATACCTCCAGAAATCACATAGGCTTCTAGAAATCGTCGGGCTTCGGAAATCACATAGGTGACTTCGGAAATTACATACCCGTGCCAATACATTGGCTTTTTCGTGCTATATTTTTGCTTTTGTTTTTCTCATATTTCGTTTTTCTTTCTTTGTTTATGTTTATCTAGTTTTAATTTTAGCCTATTTTTAGGCCCTATATTCAATTATCTTTTAGTTTTAATACCTTACTACTATTTTGTATTTGCGTGGCTTATATCGGCTTATTTCACGTCGTATTAATTAGTATAGTATTGTGTTAATTATCCATACCTATTTTAAACGCTTATAAGCTATTCAAATCTATTTTAGTAGTAATATATCAATGAACAATTTTAAGCCTTTATATCGGCTAATTTTGCTTAATACGCCAGTAGGCGTTTCGGATACTCAATCCTCATCAGTTAAGCTAAAAAAAGAGGGCATAGGCCCCCTAATTTATTTAATATTGTATTTTCTCAAAAGGTATGACACTTTGTTCTAATTCAGCGCCTTGTAAGTATTCCGCTATGCCCTCCCAATTAGATAGAAAGCCGTTTATATTTTCTTCGGTATCTTCTACCTCATTTGCTGTAAGGATATAAGATTTAAAGTCAGATATTAATTCTTGCATACTTTGTGCATTGTAGCCAGTTGCAAAATAATCTCCTATCTGTGTATCGAATACTCTATAATATGTTTTCATTTTCTTACTTTTTTAAATTGTTAATATACTTTGCTACTTTGTCGGCTACTAAAATAAAGATAACCGAACCGATAAATATTGTACCCATTACGGCTACGCTGAAAATTAAAATATCTTTTATCATTTTGTTTATGCGTTTAGTGTTTCTAGTTCATTAATTAATAACCCTAATTTATTTGTATCTAATTCATCGCATATAAATTCGTATAATGCCTGGTAAGCTAATTGGCTTATATTATTGCACTCACTTGCATAAGCGGTAAAATCTGTTGCGTTTAATTCTTTGCAAATATCAAAGCAATCCGAGTAGTATATTACTTGATTATCAATATCCGTTAAAATGTATTCTTGGATATCATCATAGGTTTGGATATTACCGGCATTAATTTCATTGATTAACTCGTTATTAATATCCTCTAAATAGTTGTACTTGTTAAATGTGTTCATAGCTTTTGGGTTTATGTTAGTTAATTAAATTTAATACTTTAAAAGGCTTTACAAGCAATTACTATTAAAGATATAACGCTTGCAATTAGTCCTAATAGGTAGATAGTCCCTAGAATGTTGATTAATGTTTTCATTGTTTATTTTTTAATTAGTTTATAATTCTATTCATTATAACTATATCTCCGCATAACTTAACTCGTCTAGTAGTTACAGTAAAGCCAAGCTCTAATAGTTCTTTGTATCTCTTAATACGTTTCTTTGTGTCTAGTTTTAACATTGCTCTTTGTGTTTTCATTGTATTGGTTTTAATAGTTTATGTTGTGTTTGAGTAAAAGAGATTCTTCTTTGTTTCCTTTACTGACGTAAAAATACAACCTTTATGTTATATCATATAACAAATAATACTTTATGACATTTCTATGACAATTTAATTAGCAGTTAAATGTTTAACTATAAGGCAAGTAGGTAGGTAGTGGCATAGGGTAGCCTATATGGTAGCAATTATCTATTGAGGCTCGAGCTTGTTTGCTCTTACTTGTATGCCGTGTAGGGATTCGGATGCGCAATAAAAAAGCTTTAGCAAAATCTTTTTGAGGCCGTAGCCGGGCTTAGATTATACAACCCAGCATAAATTAGACTCACTTACATATATGTTATACACTTCGGGAAATATATGGGGGTACTATTTTTAAGAAAGTAGATAGGTTTCGGAAATCAGATGGGTAATAAAAAATTATATAGGAATTAACAAAACGCTATTTGCAAATAGGCTTTAGCAGATTGATGTCCTATCGGACATTTGTTGAGGTAAACCTCAACGAGAGGAGTAGATTAAAGGATACATTAAAAAGAAAACAAAGAAGAAGAGTAAGAAGAAAGAAAAGAAAAATGCAGGAAAAAGAACAAGTCCCCCTAGAAGAAGAAAAAATTAAAATCAATCTTTGCTTTAAAACAAAAGCTAGTGACCTGAACCAATATCCTTGTGAGATAAAGTGTAGCTCTTCCTTCGCTTAAGCCTTGCGAACATAAAAACAAATATATGTAAAATTTACCTAATATGCAAATGTTGTTGAGAACTTTATTAAATACTTTACTTTTGGTTAACTCGATGTAATTACTTATCAACATATTTGCTTTTTACGATAATTATTCGTATATTGCCCCTATTAATTAGAAATGCGATGGCAATAAACTTTTTAAGGCAAGCTCACGGCAACATATTAATTACCGAAACAGGTAAGCCTAATATTTACCTTATGGGCCACTACTATGGAGTTATGACTAATAATGATGCTGGAACTCATATCAACGTGAGAGATGGTGATTATAATATAACTTTTGCTGTTACAGATATTGGTACTATTAATGGTTCTGCTGGGCCTTGGACTTTAGCTACTGCGTTAGCTGAGTTGGATAGTAAGATATTTAAATTATAATATATGCTTGAAGACATTAAAAGTCTTACTAGAGCTGATAGAACTCGTTTAATCCCTATGAAACCTGAGCTTATGAGCTTAGAGGACATAAACACAAAGATTGACGAGATAGAAAGAGTTACCGAAGATGTAACCATAATGACTATGGGGTCTGCATTAGAGGTAGCAGGAATGACCTTAACCAAATGGAGTTCGCTTCAGCAGGTTTGTAAGAGAAGAGAATTAGAATACGAATTAGAGCGTATTGAATATATTAAACAACGATTCGAGAATAGAATATTCGAGTCTGCGTTAAAAAACCAAACTAATGCGACTATGGCAATATTTGCCTTAAAAAACCACTATGGTTGGTCGGATAAGCAAAATGTAGAAATACAAGCCACACAAACCACAAAGGTTGACGTAAGCGATATGGATGAAGAGTTGAAGCGTCAATTAGCCGAAAGGTACTTAACTGGGAGTGTATTGAATGAAGATAGATAATGGCATACGTGTATAGACATATAAGGTTAGATAATAACCAGCCATTTTATATAGGTATAGGCTCAGATTGTAAATACAAAAGAGCTAATTCTATGAAAAATAGAAATAAACATTGGAAAAATATAGTATCTAGTGTTAATTACCGTGTTGAAATATTGATTGATGATATAAGTTGGGATGATGCTTGCGAAAGAGAAAAAGAATTTATTTTGCTATATGGCAGAAGAGATTTAAAATCTGGAACACTGGTTAACCTAACTGATGGTGGAGAAGGTTCTTTAAATAGAAAAATGAGCGAAAGCACAAAGCAAATTTTGTTAAATGCAAATAAGGGTAAAAACCTAAGCCTTGAGCATCGTTTAAATATATCCAAATCTAGCACTAAAAAAAGAAGTGTTATTGATTTATCGAATGGCTTTATTTACAAATCAGTAAAAGAGGCTTCAGATAAATGTAATATTGGATATAGTAGTTTAAAAAATATGTTGGTTGGAAATAGAACTAATAATACAACTTTAGTATATTCTAATTAACTAAAAAAATAGTCTGTGAAGATAGATAACGATTTATTAGAATCAGCAGCAGTTGATTTGGCCAGACAAGACTTTTCGTTCTTTGTACGTTTTATAAAAAAAGATTTTTCTAGCACGTGGTTTCACAGCCATATAATGAAGTCGCTAATGTCGCTGTATAGAGATGACGATGATAAAAAGTTAATGATTTCTATGCCTCCGCAACACGGAAAGTCCACACTGGCAACCCAATTATATCCCGCCTACCTGCTTGGTGTGAACCCTGACTTGAAAATTGTTATCGCATCCTATACGGCTGACTTAGCATCTCGCTTCAACAGAGAAGTCCAAAAGATTATAGATTCACCCGAGTATCGTAAGATATTCCCTGAAACTAAACTCGCTAAACCAAGAAGTGGTGAGGCTATTCGTAATAACGATATGTTTGAGGTTATAGGCAAAAGAGGTTATCTAAAGTCTGTTGGTACTGGAGGTTCACTTACTGGATTCAGCGTGGATGTGTTGATATGTGATGACTTGATAAAGGATTATAGTGAAGCCAAGTCTTTGAACGTTAGAGAAACGGTTTGGGATTGGTTTACGTCCGTAGCAGAGAGTCGATTGCAAAATAATGGTAAGCAACTGCTTATTGCCACTCGTTGGGATAATGATGACCCTTTAGGTAGGGCAGAGAAGA